AGATGAGGCAATGGATTTTGTCCTATATTTAGAAAGGCTGAAGCAAGAATTTCAGGTTGATAACCGAAAAAACAAGAAATAGTTTAAGTTAATACCCTTAAAAAAAGTAAAATGAAACAGACAGCAATAGAGTGGTTGATAAAGGAATTCAACTTAGAAAGTTACCAAGCGACTTGCGATTTTGCAAAAGCAATGGAAAAAAGTCAGATCATAAACGCCCATAGAGAAGCATCACTTGAGGCTGGTTTTGAACATAGCGCAGATGATTGGGCTAATGAGTATTGGAATAACAACTACAAAAACAAACAAACATGGCAAAAGTGATTTTAGAATTCGATAAGGTTGAGGAACAAGATGAGATTCAAGAGGCTTTGAACGGTTGGAGATGGTCAAGTGTATGTTCCGAGTTGGATCAGTGGCTTAGATCAGAGGTAAAGTACAACGCTAAGAACACTGGCGAACAACAAGAGGCGTATCAAATAGCGCGTGAAAGGTTGCATGAGATTATACAAGAGTGGAAATTAACATTAGACATTTAGACATGAAGAAACAAAAACACATCACCTTACCAATTACAAAAGTGATGGAATGGTGGAGAAAAGGACATACGTCAGAGGGTGCAAAGGGTGGATCATTTAACCTGGATCTTTATTTAAATTATTGTGTAGCAAGGGAGAATTATGAAGGAAGTAAAAAAGTACAATAGACCAAAGCTGATGGATTCAAATGTGCGCAAAGTGCGTAACGCAACACGCGTAATTGAAATGTACGGTTTATCCGGTAAAAGTAGAAAGCGAGAAGTAGTTTATAGACGCGCTTATATGATGGCTAAACTTAGGCAGATAGGATGCACGTTTGATATGATCGGCGAGTTATTCGGTAAAGACCATTCAACGGTTGTATATGCTGTTAAGAACCATGATTACTTTGTCAAGGTAAACGACTTGCCGTATAAGTTAGCGGTTGAACCAGTAAAGACTACCTTCAAAATAATGAATCAGGAAGTGCAGTTAAACATATACAGCGATGTGTTGAGTTGTCTTGACTATACCGATTTACTGTTAATCAAAGAAAAAATACACAACGGAATGTACAATTAAATTTGTATATTTGTAGAGAGGGTTTGCGGAGGCATCCCAGTAAAAAGTTTCACACACTTCTTTTCCCTCTCTATTTTTTTTAAGTGTGTGGTTTAAATAAGTGTGAAAATGAACGGATACATTCTTATTCGGGATTGGTACAACTTCAAATTTGCCAACCCATCAAAAGCAAAAGCGGTACATTCTGATATGTATTGTTACCTCGTTGACCTATGGAATAGGTTAGGACAAAAACCTGAATTCGGTTTGCCTACTTCGGTGGCTATGGAATCACTTGGTATTGGATCTTACAACACCTACAAAAAAACTTTGAATGATTTGATTGAATTTGGATTTATTCGCATTGTTGCAGATAGTAAAAACCAACATCAAAGTAAGATTATTGCCCTATCAAAAAATGACAAAGCAACTGACAAAGCACTTGACGAAGCAACTGCCAAAGCAACTGACAAACCAACTGACACCATAATAGAACAAAAGAACAATAGAATAAAAGAAAGGAGTTTATTGTTTGATAAGTTTTGGAAAATGTACGGTAAATCATCTGACAAGAAAAAGTGCAAGGATAAGTTTATGCTATTATCAGATAAAGAAATTGATTTGATCTTTGAAACCTTGCCAATATATTTGCTCAAAACACCTGATGTTACTTACAGGAAAAATCCTTTGACTTACATAAATGGCAAATGCTGGAATGACATTGATCTAAACAATCCACAGATACCTACTAATCCGTATAACTTACCGCCTGTTGTTTGGGAGGGTTAATAAATCAAAAGATATGTACAAGAGACTATCAGACGTAAACAGCCAAATGAATGAGATACGTCAAGTAAAAAATGTTAAAGGTAAGTCAATTGGATGGGATTGGGATATGTTACCATTTACAATCAAAGAAGGTTGCACAACTTACATAGGCGCAGCACCAGCATCGGGTAAAACTGAACTATGGTTTGAATTTCTTATCAACCTTTCATGTATTTACGGTTGGAATCATGTTGTATTTTCACCTGAAACGGGTAGCGCGGCTGAAATATACGCGGAACTATGCTACAAGTACATTGGTAAGCCTTATTCGATTGGTGATCATTCCATGACACAAGCCGAACAGATACGTGCTGAACACTTTGTTAACGAACATTTCATAGTGATTGATCCAATAGATGAGGATTTGACATTGCAAGGTTTTTATAATTTGGTTGATGAGATTGAACGAACGCACAGTATAACCATCCACACAACTACAATTGATCCTTGGAATGAGTTAACGGAGGAATACATCCAAAGCGATCTCGGGCGCGAAGATAAATATCTTAGCCGTATATTAGGAATAGCGAGAAAGAACGCGCGTAAAACGAACAGACACAATTGCATAATCAACCATGTAAGGGATCAACCAATGATACACGGTAAAACAGTTGTCGGTACAGAGATCAGTTATTTCCCAATACCAACAGCGCGTGATTTTGCCGGTGGTCAAGTATGGTTTAGAAAGGGATTATCTGTACTTATCCCTTGGAGACCACCATACGGATTGCCAAATGAAGATGGTAGTTGTGCTGAAAAAAATGAGGTACATTTGAAAGTTGCCAAAAGCAAACCTAAAGGCGTGTCAAAAAACGGAACGTATCGCTTATTTTTGGATGTTGAAAAATACCAGTATTATATGCTGGATTGGAAAGGCAACAGAATATACGCAAATAGATCACCTAAACAACCAATTCAAACAACACTTAACCACATAGTAAAGGATTGCCCTTTTTGATTATGAAAACAGTAAACTCACTAAGCGGTGGTAAAACGTCAAGTTATATAGCCGTAAATTATCCAGCAGATTACAACATATTTGCTTTGGTAAGAACAAACGACAAAAAGTGTTTATTTCCTGACGCTAAGATTCGTCAAATTGTAAGCGACAAAATAGGCACTGAATTTATCGGAACACTTGAAGAGGACATGATAATTTACACAATGCTCGACTTGGAGCAGTATATTGGTAGTGAAATTGATTGGGTAACAGGAAAAACATTCGATGAAGTCATTTTAAGAGGAGATAAGAAATATTTACCAAATGTTACAAAAAGACATTGTACGATTGAAATGAAATTAGAGCCAATAAACAAATGGTGGTGGGATAATGTAAGAGAAACAGTTGAAATGAGGATTGGTTTTAGGGCAAATGAAATGTCACGAGCGCAAAGAATGAATGAATTATGTGATAAGAATGGCATTTTATGGCAAAAGTTTGTAGTTGACAAACACAAATCAGGTAGAAACAAATGGAAAAATTTACCAATGAGAATACCAAAATTTCCACTTATTAGTGATGCTGTTTTTAAGGATACAATTGAAGAATTTTGGAAAGGCAAACCGGTAAGATTTGCATACATGAATAATTGTGTTGGATGTTTTCATCGTAACCCAATGCTCTTAAAACATTTATCGAACAAAGAACCAATTAAATTTGAGTGGTTTGTAGATCAAGAAAAAACATCCAATTCAAATCGAGGTTGGAAAATGGGAATGACATATGAAAGCATAAAAAGTCATAAATTGCAACTGGATTTATTTGACGATGACTTTAACGAATGCGATTCAGGTTATTGCGGACTTTAAGTAAAGAAAAACACAAATTTTATACATGAGATTATGATAGACGAATTAGAACACCTATTAGCGCAGACATCAACCAGCGCAATAATCGGAAGCCTTAAACACGAATTAGATAGGCTACAAACAGTTGATGAGGACAAAGCAAAGCCATTCATTGAAGGAAGTAGTAAGCACTTAGAAAGCATGAAGCACGTACTGCTGCATCTTATGATATGCGAGAAAGAAATCCGCAATCTTATAAGCCAAAACTACAACCTACATAAAAGCGTTTTGGAGTTGACGAATGAGTTAACAAAGGTTAAAACTGAAAATGCTCACTTAATGCAAGGGTTATGAAACAGATAAATTTATTCGGTGATGAATTTTCACCTAAAAAAAATGAACAAAAGTATTCATCAAAGATTGAAGCACCTATTTATGAGCCTAAAAACGCAAAGCCACACTTGATGGAACTTTGTGATAAAAGCAAAACTCATAGATTAATGAGTGAAATTGATATGTCTAATTTGCCTATTGAAGAAAAGAACTTTTTAATGGATGCAGCAAGGAGGCACAATGTATTTAACTATGAGAAAGTTGCTGATTATTATGCTCACGCTTCGCTTGAAATGCAACAATTAATGGAACGAAGCGGATTAGTAATTATAGACTTTGAAAAGGCAATACAATATGGCTATGTGAAACTTTGTGATGAAATTAGAAATCAATACCTTACCGAATATGGAGAATAAAGATTTTGCAGTATTTATACTGACACACGGCAGACCCGACAATGTGTTGACATATAAAACATTATTAAAATGCGGATATAAAGGCAAGGTTTATTTTGTAATTGATAATGAAGATAAATGTATTGAACAATATCAACAGAACTTTGGAGTTGAAAATGTAATGGTATTTGATAAAAAAGCAATGGCTGATAAAACAGATGAAGCTAATAACTTTGATAATAGAAAGGTTATTGTTCACGCAAGAAATTACTGTTTTGAATTAGCGGAACAATTAGGATATAAATACTTTATTCAACTCGATGATGATTACTACGAATTTATTTATAAGTTTAGCGATACAAAAGGGCAAGTTCTATCTAAAGATATAAATAAGATTTTTGATTTGATGTTTGCTTTTTATAAAAGCACTTCTGCTTTATCTATTTGCTTTGCTCAAACAGGTGATTTTATTGGAGGGGTTGATAATGGGAAAGGTGTTTATAGATTTGCAAAGAGAAAATGTATGAACTCATTTTTCTGCTCAACCGAAAGACCTTTTAGGTTTGTTGGTTCAATTAATGAAGATGTAAATACCTATACGACACTTGCAGGAATAGGTGGACTTTTTTTAACGATACCTGTATTTGCAATAAATCAAAAAGATAGCCAAACGCAAAAAAGTGGAATGAGTGATATTTACAAGCTACAAGGAACTTATATAAAATCATTTACAACCGTATTGATGCAACCAAGCAATGTGAGTATTTCAATGATGAATGCTTCGCACAAAAGAATACACCATTCAATAAAATGGATAAATACAACACCAATGATAATAAATCAAAAACACAAGAAATAATATGCGCTGTAAACACTGCAAAGAGAAATTTGAGCCTATACGCTTTCTCCAAAAGTATTGCTTAGAACCTGAATGCGTAAAAGTATGGGTTGACACCGAAAAGACGAAACAATGGAAAGCCAAAAAGACGCAGTTAAAAAAGGAACTGATGTCATTACAGGACTATTTAAAGATAGCACAGCAAGTATTCAACAAATATATCCGTGAACGTGACAAAGGAATGAGCTGTATTTCATGCGGAAATGAGCCTAAAAAGGAAAATGCTGGACATTATTTTTCGCAAGGTGGGCATAGTAACATACGATTCCACGAAGATAACGTGCATCTGCAATGCGAACACTGCAACAGTTATCTAAGCGGTAACTTAATCAACTACCGAATAGGATTAGAAAAGCGAATAGGCACAGCGAGATTGATTGTATTAGAGTTAATAGCGCATGAAACAAAGAAGTGGACTATTGACGAACTAACGGATTTGATTGCAATCTACAAAGCCAAAACAAAAGAATTAAACCGATGAGTATTTTTTGAGCATTATTTGAGCATAATATTTTTACATTTTATTATAATAATTAAAAATAATTGTATATTTGAAGCATAATTTTAAACATAAACAGAATGAGAACACGAGGAAAAAAAGGAGTAAGCGAAAAGTATTTAAAGGTACTTTGGGATATTAAACTTCAATTAAGCCTAAACGAACAGGTTAATTTACAAGAAGTAATGTCTTATAACAAAGCCAGTAAGTCAATACCAACTATATTGCGCAAAATGGGCATAATACGTTACACGTTAAAAGGTAATGAATGGGTAGGAAATGATCCAAGCAGAACATTAGTAACTGAGTTGCGTGAAAAAATTGCTGAAAGATATGCTAATACTAAAAAACAACCAGCATTTGAATGGGCAAAGCCTGAAACAACGGTAAGGATTGAGCCTAAATATGAATTCACGCCTCAACCTGATTCAAGCCTTGTGAGCGAGTTTATCGATCACCATGAACAATCACTATTGCCGCCGCCTACAAAACGCGTTAAAACGGCTAAAAACATCGAAAAAACGCGTATGTTTCAGTTGCGCATCTTTGGACTTAATTTATTCACCGTAAAATACTAACATCATGACACGAAAAAAACAAGAAATTGACACGTTTGAACAAGGCTTAGATGAAATTAATCCAATCGTTCAGTCTATTAAAGAAAATTCAATAGATGGTCAAAATTTACATTCATCAATTATTAATGTAATGAGATCAGTTAAAAACATTGATAAGTCAATGACAGTAGGAACGGGGCAAAATAGTTACAAGGGCGTTGCTGATAAAGATGTAAAGTACATTATAGGTACAGCAATGGCAAACAATTACCTAACGTGTTTACCTATTGAAATTGATGAAGATGTAAAGGTTGATAGGTGGAATGAGGAAACGCAATATGGCGTTAAATCAAAGCAATCTATATTCACAAAAGTAAAAGTGAAATTTCAACTTACTCATTCACTTAGTAAGGAGTCAATTGTAATTGTTGGCTATGGTCATGGTGTTGATTCACAAGATAAATCCGCTGGTAAAGCAATGACGTATGCGCTTAAAAATGCTTTATTATATTCATTTCTTGTTCCAACAGGAGCAATTGATGATACAGATACAACACATTCAAACAACTTGCCTATTCCAAATGCAGTTAAAGCAAAGCCATCAATTAACGCTGAAAGATTCCAAAAGGCATTGAGTGCTATTTCAAGAGGTGAGGCATCAGTAAGCGACTTAAAAAACAATTTCACGCTAACTGCTGAACAACAGCATGACCTTAACACGATTAATTAAGTAACCAATAAACACAAATAGATATGTTTAACACAACAACAGCACCATTGTCGAAGTATAGTAGTCAAGTGCAAAAAGGACAAGAAGTAAACAAGGTTTACAAAACAAGCGATTTATCAATCTTTAAACAGATAGATGGAAACCGAGTGCCAAATATTCAACACGTTAGGCGATTGGCTGATTCAATTCGTGTGTATGGCATGAAGTGCAACCCTATTTTAGTCAACGAACGAATGGAAGTAATAGATGGGCAACACCGTTTGATGGCGGCTAAAGATGCATATTCATTTGTTTACTACATTATCATACAAGGCTATTCACTAAATGAAGTGCATACGTTAAATCTAAACCAAAAGAACTGGAGCAAAAAAGATTTTATGTATGGATACGCCAATATGGGTATTGATTCGTATGTTAAACTGAAGGCGTTTTATGAAAAAAATAACGACTTTACTTTTAACGATTGTATTGCGCTTTGTCAAAACATAGGAAGCGGATCAACAAGATCATTGGCTACTCAAACAGCATCAAATAAAGTGAAATCAGATATTATTCAAATATTTGAGGAAGGTACATGGAGAACCGGCAATATGGATGTGGCTCAAGATATGGCAACAAAAATCAGAATGATCAAAACGTATTACGTAGGTTACAACAGAATGACCTTTGTAGGTACAATGATCACGTTGTTGAATAACAAGAATTTTGATTTTAACGAATTTATGCACAAATTAAGCCTACAACCAGTAGCATTGGTTGATTGTGCCAACCGTGAGCAGTACAGAAATCTTATAGAGGACATTTACAACTACCGTTCAAGAAATAAAATCAACCTAAAGTACTAATGATGACGCCAAAAGTAGTATTATTTGATGCTGATTCGCTTATCTATCAGGCGATGTATCGAGTTATTTCCATTTCGGAAATACGTGAAATGATGCGTAACGGTGAATCACGCTTTTCAATTGAGTTGGAAATATTACAGCGCGGATATGATCGCTTTGAAAAGATAGCGTTCGACATCCTAAACGAGATCGATGGCGAATACCAAACATCGGTTGTTAAGTATTTTTTCACCAAGTGTAAGCGTAACTTTCGAAAGGATGTTGATCCAACGTATAAAGCCAATCGCAAATCTAACAGATGGGTAAACGAATTGCGATCTTATCTATTGGATTATTTGGATGGTTCTTTTGCATCTGATGAGTATGAGGCTGATGATCTGATCTACTTCAACACGCAACTGATGAACCAATACGATTATATCATATGCTCAATTGATAAAGACCTTAAACAGATTCCTGGCATTCATTACGATTACTACCAGCTAAAGGTAAAGGATGAGAATGGTGAGTATATGGTCGATGAATTCGGTCAATTCGTAAAGGTGCGCAAAGGGTTTAGATACGTAACAGAATCAGAGGCTGAAATGATGCAGTTTACAATGATGTTAACGGGCGATGTAAGCGATAATGTAAAGGGTGTACATGGCATAGGTCAAAAGAAAGCCGAAAAGCTGTTACAAGGCAAGAATACGTTTGGTAAAACACGCGCTGTATGTGAGGCTTACATGGCTGAATCCGACAATTGGAAGGAAAGAATAAGAAATAACAAAAAATTAATGATTTTTCACTAAAAACAAACAAAAATGAATCAATTAAAAATCACAGGAAAGGTATTCAAGGTAATGCCTAAAGTAGTAAAAAGCGAGAAATTCACGTTTAGAAACCTATGGTTAACGCATGGTGATAAATATCCGCAAACAATCGAGATACAATTTGTCAACGAAAAGTGCGACTTATTGCACAATTTGAGGGAAGGAGATAATGTAACTATCGGAATTAACTTAGATGGTCGTATTTGGAACGGTCAGGATGGGCAAAAGGTGTTTAACACGATCAAAGGTTGGTCAATTGAAACGGCTGGACAAGCAAAGCCTGAAACGAATCAACCATATCAGGAGCGTATGATGGAAAATACAAGCCAAAAAATGGAGCGATTGAAAAGCCTTGAGCAGTTAACAAGAGAAGGAGACGATTTACCATTCTGATATGAAAGCAAATGATCTCATCAATATCAACGACAAAGTGCGCCAATTGATCAAAGCGCATTTACAAGCTAATAACATGACGTTAACGGCTTTTGCTAAGGCTACCGGAATACATCAGGCACAACTTTGGGTGTACATGAATGAAAAGCAAAAAGGACTTCATACATCAACACTTGAAAAAATTGGCAATTATTTAGCAAAAAAAGTTTAAATTGCATTATGATCATGCCACCAAGCAAAATGGAGATACGTAACTTACTCGCTGACTTCGCGAAAGATGATATGTATGTTGTTTTCACGCATGATTATGAGGATTACATTTTAACCGGTTTCAAAATTACAGGGGAAGGTTTGCGCCTTCCTTTGTTGTTAGATTTCCTTCGTGATAACTACATTCCTATACTATCAGTAAAAGCATCACCAGTGCCGCATGAGTGGTATGAAGATGAGTGGATTCTATGGTGGGATATACTCATAATGAAATACGGTAACGAAAATTGATTTATATTTGTCATAGTTTATGTTTAACGGTTAGGTTGGGGAGGCATCATTTGACATTCTATTCTTTTAAGCACCGCACAGTTAGCCTCCCCTTTTTTAACCAAAAACACGCATGATTATGAAAGAGAAATTGAAAGTTGCATTTGGAATTACATTACTACCAGTATTTGCGGCATTGTATTACATGGATAAGATAATACTACTGTTCTTGCCTCATTTACCACAAGAAAGCGTACAAAAATGGTTTGGATCGCAAAAAGAAATGGTAAGTAGTACAATAAGAGTTGTAGCCTTTTGGGGTGCAGTTGGTATTTACTATGTAATTACATGGATAATTGGAGTTCTTTAGCACATACGATAAGATTGAGCGCGTTTACAGCACGAATTACGATAAGTGTATCATAGGCTACTGTCAAAACACGCTAATACCTATCTATTCGGCTAATAAACTAATCAAAGTACTAAGGAAGGAAGAAGACTTGGAACACTACGATGCAATAGATTTCATCACTAACCACATGAGGCATGATGACGCGATTATCTGCATTGATTATGAATAAGTCAAGAACACGCATAATAGACCATTTACATAGGCAACAAAGACGCAAACAACGCGCAACGTGCCAAGTAAAAAAATGGATGTACGAAAACACGGCATTTGAAAGATTAAACCCACATGAGTAATGGCATACGATACTGAAAAACTATACAACCAAGCAATAAAAGCAATAGAGGAAAACAACCTATTCTTTATTGAGGATGTAATCGCGTTACTACCATGTGATAAGACAACCTTTTACAGACATTTCGATGTCAAAAGCAACGAATACAACACGCTAAAGGAAAAGATCGAGGCGAATAAGGTTACTGTTAAGTTAAAGATGCGTAAGAAGTGGTTAGATAGCGACAATGCAACCCTTCAAATGGGGTTGATGAAGTTGATCACAACTGATGAGGAACGCAAACGCCTTGCAACGTCATACATGGAAACCAAGCAAAAGCATGAGGTGGCTGATTTATCAGGACTATCCACAGACGAAATAATCAACCTACTCAACGAGGATGAGCAATGATCGGAAAGAAGCGGCAAAGGAATTACTCAGAATGGAGTTACGGCGGCGCGACTTTTATCGCTTTTGTCTTTATTATGACAATGATTTTTTTGGTTCGCGACCATTTCTTAAAGACATTGCACACGCTTTTCAAGAGGTTGAGGATAAGAAAATAAAGAGTCTAAGCGTATCACTACCGCCAAGAGCTGGTAAATCATACATCACATCACTATTTTGCGCCTGGACATTAGGCAAGAACCCTGATCAATCAGTGATGCGTAACGCGTGTACGGCTACTCTATTCCTTAAATTCAGTTACGATGTACGTGCTATACTAAAAGATGAGCGCTTTAAACGTGTATTCCCTGAAGTAAGCCTATCTGATGACAAAGCCAACCTACAAGGATGGAATACGAATAAGTCAAAGCAAGTAGGATACTTTGGTGCGGGAGTTGGTGGTACGATAATCGGATTTGGAGCGAGTAACGTAGCAATAACTGACGATTTGTATAGGGGTATTGAGGATGCGTTAAGCGATACGGTTAATGATCGGATCATACAATGGAAGGAATCAACGCATGATTCACGCTTTGAGACTGGATGCGCACGTATTGATATAGGCACACGTTGGTCAGTTAATGATGTAATAGGGCGCGGAATAAACGAAACCATATACGATAAGAGCATAATCGTACCGGCATTGGATGAACACGGTAACTCATTCTGCGAGGCTGTAATGACTACCGAGGAATACAAGCAAGTTCAAAAGCGCACAGCTAAAGAAATATGGTTGGCGGAATACCAGCAGCAACCTATCGACATTGAAGGAAGGTTATTCAGTGATTATAAGCGCATCAATCAAAGCGAATTCGAGCAGTTTATAAGCACCAACCAAGTTGAAGGAACACTGGCTTACATCGATGTCAGCGATACCGGAATGGACTACACTGCAATGGCTATCGCCGCAATAGTCAAGAACCAAACGTACATAGTTGATTACGTATTCAATCGCGACAACACCGATCTCACTATACCACAATGCGCGGCGCTACTCAACAAGTGGAACGTATCATATTGTAGGGTTGAATCCAACAACATGGGTGCAATGTTTGCGCGTAACCTTCAGAACCTAACCAAAACAAAGATCCTTCAGGTAGCCAACACCACAAACAAGATTACACGCATCATAATGCAGTCAGCGTTTATTAGTCAAAGGATGCAATTCGTACTGAAAGAGGAACAACAATGCCTCACATTCATTGAAAATATGCTGTCATTTAGCAAGGAAGGTAAGAACAAGCATGATGATGCACCCGATTGTTTGGCGGGGTTAAGTTTATTTTTGCAATCTATGTTTAAAAATTTATCGTAACTTTGATTAAAATCTAATCACATGATCAGATGAATCTGAACTTTTGGGAGACTTTTTTCGGTATAGATCAAAACCGACAAGATAGGTACATCAACCAATGGAATCGTATATTCCCCGTAATGAATCAAATGTGGGGTGTTAAGAATGCCGTATGGATTGATACCAATAACGCATGGCAACACTACTTAGATATTCCTGAATTACGCGCAGTGATTGACAAACGCGCATCAATGATGGCGGCAAACAAGCCAGTGTTATTAGATGCCGATGGGAACGTAGTGGAGAATCATTGGTTCGTTGACCTTGCTAAACAACCAAACCCGATTCAATCATGGTCGGATGTTGTTTACTCATTCAGCGTTAATGATGCGCTATACTCTAATGCGTTTGGTTACTGTCCAAAGCGATCATTTGACATCCGAAACTTACTTGTTCCGTTACCTTCAAACCGTATTCAATTAGATACAAGCGGTAAAACGCTAAAGCAAATGGATGAGGGCGGCATGATCAACCGATACAAGTTCAGATATGATGACGATAAGCTGGAGATAATCGAGGTTGATGACATGATATACCTAACAACTGCTGATGGCATGAACATCTTAAAGCCTATTTCGCGTATAGATTCATTGAAATATCCGTTGTCAAACATCAAAGCAAGTTACCATAAGCGTAACGTACTGCTTGAAAACATCGGTGCGATAGGTATCTTATCAGCGCAAAAGAGCGATATGGGTGGAGCAATACCAATGACACCTGAAGAGAAGACAGCCATTCAAAAGGATTGGTACAACAGATCAAAGGATGAGTTATTGATCACTGAATCGCAAGTGAATTGGACTCCGATGTCATACCCAACTAAAGACCTATTGTTATTCGAGGAATTGAACGCTGATAAAATGGCAATCATTGACGCATACGGAATGAATGTAAACCTATTCTCAAATGAGAAAGGCTCAACATTCAGCAACGTAAAAGATAGCGTTCGCATGGTTTACACTGATACAATTATTCCTGAAACGCAACAGATGTATGATACTATCGCGCATCAGTTAGGATTAAAGGAGCAAGGCTATTCGATTAAAGCGGATTTCTCGCACTTACCAGTGTTGCAAGATGATGAACAACAGAAAGCACAAGCAATGAACACACGCGCAGATGCTGTTAACAAGATCATTCAAGCTGGTGTTGAGTTAACAGATGATGAAAAAAGATTACTACTTGAAATATGAAAGATTTTAACCTATACAAAACAAAAGCGGCATCCGATATAAAGGACATGGATAGCGATAAGCGGCAAGTTGCTGTTTACCTATCTACGTTTGATACAATAGACGCGGACAATGATATGATCAAAAAGGGTGCGTTTGCCAAATCAATACAGGAAAGAGGCGCACAAAGCACATCAAACCGCAAAATCGCATTCCTTAGACATCATGATTGGGATTGGCAAATAGGTAAGTGGTTAAGCCTTGAGGAAGATGATAAAGGATTGTTTGCAGTTGGTGAATTAGGTCGTTCAACTAAGGGTAATGATGCGTATTTAGACTATGAAGATGGTATTATACGTGAGCATTCAATCGGATTTCAATACATGAGTGATAAAATCCGTTGGATTGATGATTCAACTAAAGAGGAAGGCGGCTATTGGATGGTTTCAGAGGTAAAATTGTACGAAGGTAGTGCGGTTACCTTTGGTGCTAACGAACATACCAATGTTGTTGACGTAATGAAGGGTGAAAACCGCGTTGAAGTAGCCGATAAAATCGCGAAAGAGATTGAAGGAGTCATTAAAGGACTTACAAACGGTAAAGGAACAGATGAAAGGCTGTTTGAATTAGAGATGAAATTAAAGTTTTTGAACGCAAAGTTACTAACACTTGCCAAAACCGAACCGCAGAATGTTAAGCATTTGGATTTAGGGGAGCCGGTTAAAGTAATCGAGGCGTTTGATTGGAATACAGTTATAAACAAGTTAAAGTAAAACAAAAGCAAATGGAAAATTTAACACCAGAGCAAGTAGTTGAAAAAATTAATGGACTACTTGACGAAAAATTAGGATCAACCGCTACAAAAAGCGAGGTTGAAAGCCTAAAATCTGACTTGGATGGCTTCAAATCACTTGAAGTTAAGAACCAAGAAATCGAAAAAGCAATCGCAAGAATGGAAGGTCGTCTTGAGGCAATGGCTGAGAAAGCTGTTGAACCACGTTTCGTTCCTAAATCTGTTGCTGATGCAATCGTAAACGCTTATGTAACGAACATCGACAAGATCAAAGATACTGCTGAGAAAGGTGGTATGCTTTCTTTAGACGTTAAAAACACTACAATCAACGATGATTATAGTGGTAATGTTGCGCTTTCTACATTGGAGCCAGGAGTTGATAACATCGCTCGACCAGTAATCAAAGTTCGTAACGTAGTTAACACGGGTACAACTTCATCTAAATTTGTTGTTTACATTTCGCAAACGGCTAACACATCTGCATCATGGGTAACTGAAGGTCAAACAAAACCAACATCAAACCCAAGTTATGAAGAGGTTTCTGTTGAGGTTAAAAAGGTAGCATCAACTGTTAAGGTATCCAAAGAAATGTTGGCTGACCTTGCTTTCGTTCGTTCAGAAATCAATGCAGACCTTATGGCTGGACTTGACCAAGCGTTCGAAGATGCACTAATTAACGGTGCTGGTGGTACTTCATTAGATGGTTTACTTGGATTCGCTCAACCTTTTGCAGCGGGTACTTTCGCGGGAACTATTCCAGCGGCTAATGTATCTGATGTTATTCGTGTTGCTAAAGCACAAATTCAAGGCGCTAACTTTGAGCCTACTCACGTTTTGTTGCACCCTGAGGATGCGGCTAAAATTGAGTCGACTAAGGCTACTGATGGTGGTTACACTTACCCAGCATTTTGGGATCGCAACATGATGTTGGCTGGATTGATCGTTGTTACTTCAACTAACATCGCTCCTGATACATTCCTTGTAGGTGATATGAGCAAATCAAACGTTCGTATTCGTGAGAACATGAACTTACAAGTAGGTTATGTAAACGATGACTTCCAACGTAACATGGTTACTATCTTGGCTGAAATGAGAGCGGCTCATTACGTTAAGAATAACCAAGTTGATGCGTTTGTAACGGGTGATTTCACAACTGCTATCGCAGCGTTAGATTCAGCTGTATAAATTTCTAAGGGGGTGAGATAGCCTCATCCCCACTTTTATTTGCACTATGGAAAAAAAGAAAAGACGTAAAAAAATAGACGTATCGCTCGACACAAAGAATGTTGACGTAACATTCAAACGTGAGGAAGATGGGGATATTGAAATAACTTTGGACACGCCAAAAGTTGATGCTAAATTCACTAAGAATGAAGAAGGCTTTTCACTTGACATTGACGTTAACGACAAAGATTATTACGAATTCGAAAGCAACGGTAAAAACAAGCACTTACCAAAAGGTACTGTTTGGAAGATAACCGGCGCAATGCTCAAAATCTTTTTACAAAGAAAATTTGGTAAACTCAAAAAATAAGTAACAAAATGCTTTTAGATTTAGACGATTTCACGGGTAAATATGAGTTGCATACAGGAATGTATGACCAAGCAAAGCTGTTGGAGTACATTCAAACAGCAACTATCCTGAATCGCCTAACTTCCAAAAGGTATTTGATCCTTTTCATTTAGACAACACTTCTAACGGCTTCCTTACATCGTACAACACGTATAACAATGTGATAGTATCAAAGGGCATTTTAGATATGCTGAAGGGCTTTATTTACTTTGAATACGTCAAGGATACGGCTAACCAAATCACATCGCAAGGGCAAAAGATTCCTCAAGGGGAAAACAGCCTAACTGCTACTACTTTGTACAACATGATGTACACGCGATATTGGGAAGCATTAAAAACGTATAGAGCCATTCAATGGTACATTTACCGCAATCAGGACTTACCGATTGGATCAGTTCTTGAATTACAAATAATGAATTCAGGCGCTAATTATCCAGGTGATGATATAACTCCAGCTTTAAACGGCACAGGAACGGGATTGATTATAGACTATAAAGTTGTTGGTGGTTTGGTTGACGAAGTAGAAGTAAGTGAAGGCGGTATCAATTACCTTGCAAATGATGTTGTTGAAATCCCTGATGGTGATCCAAATGCAATCATTAAAGTGGTAAGCGTAACGAAAGGTGATTTTACAAAGTGGAATGGTGTTGCTAAACAAATGGCTTACTGGTTATGATAAACGAAATTACATTCGAGGTTAATGAATTAGTTGATCAGATCGATGTTTCAATTGTTGGAACATACGACAGTGAAACAACTCAATTTATATCATGCAACACTAAGTGGGCGCGTGTAGGTAAGAATGTAACAGATGCTGAGGAGAACAAGTACACCATCACCGAAATTGTTACAGATGAATACGTTACTTTATCGCCATTAGGACACGAAAACGAACCTACAAATGTCATTTATCTAAGCAACCCATTTTGGATTACCGGCACAAAGTTAGCGACCAATAGCGAATGGAGTAAAGCGGAAAAAAACCTGATGAAAAAAACACCATTGATTTGGTTGTTGGAAGTCATACGGTTAAGACGTTACGGGCGCGATAGTGTAATTGAATTCGAAAGTGATCTAAGGATGTTCTTTTTAGATGAAACGAATGTCGCACAGTATTATACTGCTGATCACCGCGAGAATGTAGTTTATCCAATGGAAAGGTTATGCGACGAGTTTATCAAAGTAGTTGAGGCAAACCGAAACTATCAGACAATTGAAAATTACGACATTATTACGTTCAGCCGATTCGGTGTAGAGCGCGATAACGGGATGTTTCAAAACGTCTTAGATGCAAATTTAAGTGGGGTTGAGTTACGTATCACCCTTACGAAGTACAAAGAAAATTGTAAATGTTAAATTCTTAAAAAGTAAAAAAAATGGCTTTAGGATGTAATTGTAATGCTGGATTGAGCAACACGGGTAAACCAGGATGTTTACCAATTCAATCCGTAACAAGTGGGCTTATAATGGTTCCACTAACAGCGAATGATGGATCGCTTAATTTCATCGACTTAACTGCACCACTACCAATTTGGAGTGATCTTATCAACGAGGCTGATCCTTCAAAGAGATGGTTCCCTTTACAAGGATTCGAAAATGTAGAATTACCAAAGGCTGACACTATCTTTGAAGAGGCTAACAGTGGGCGTATGGTTTACATTCGTCAGGGTAAGCGTTCATTTGCTGGTGAATTGTGGGGTGAAACTCCAACTTTCTACGGTAAATTAAACACTAACAGATGTGTTCAGTTTGGTGTTTATATCGTTGATGTTAACGGTAACTTGATCGGTTCAAAAGTAAAGGATGAATTGTATCCAATCCCTGTAGACAACCAATCATTTAACCCAACGTAT